CTAAATGGAACGCGCAGTGGATGCAAAACCCTACATCAGAAGAAGGCAGTATCATTAAACGTGAGTGGTGGAATACCTGGGAAGATGATCGGATACCAAAACTAGAACACGTCATACAATCTTATGACACAGCATTTTCTAAAAAAGACTCTGCAGATTATTCTGCAATAACTACATGGGGTGTATTTTATCCAGATGAAGATAGTCCTGCACATTTAATGTTACTTGATGCATTCAAAGAAAGATTAGAGTTTCCAGAACTTCGTAAAGAGGCGTTGGAACAATATAATTATTGGAAGCCTGATACTGTTATCATAGAAGCAAAGGCCAGTGGTCTGCCACTCACATACGAGTTGCGAAAAGTTGGCATACCTGTTATAAACTTCACACCGAGTAAAGGTCAAGATAAATACGCTCGAGTTAGCTCTGTCTCGCCGATGTTTGAGTCAGGAATGATCTGGGCGCCCGATGAAAAATTCGCAGAAGAGGTGATAGAAGAATGTGCATCATTTCCTTATGGAGACCATGATGATTTGGTGGACAGTACAACACAAGCGTTAATGCGTTTTAGACAGGGAGGGTTTGTAAGACTACCTGACGATTATAGAGAGGAACCATTACCGCGAACAGATAAGGAATACTACTGATGGCACAGGATTATGATTACGGTCAATTAATAGATGACTTTGAATTAGGCGCTGATGTAATGCCAGATGAAACATTAACACAATACATAGAACGAAGACGTAGAGAGTTTGAGTCAAAAGCGGACGGCGGATCGATTGGCATAGAAGTTTTATTTACAGAGAAAAAACCTAGAAAAAATTTTTTCATGGGCGGTCCTGCGTTAACAGGAACGGCATTAGATATTTACAATTCAATGAAAGCGTATGGTTTTCCAGATGAAGAAATAGCAAACGCATTAAGAGCTAGAGGTTTATATGATACTACACCAACACCAACTGCCCCAGCTCAACCTTTACAACCAAACATAACTAGACCTAATGGTGGAGGTAAAGATGAAAATGATAATGGTGGTGTTAAAGATCCACGTAGTGGATTAGGTTTTTCAACAGCTAACTTTGGATTAGGTCAAGGTATAAACAAAGATGCAGTTATGGATTACGAAGCAGATGCTTACTCAATTGGAAGAACACCCCTTGGACAATTAAGTAGAATTGGTGTTGCCTCACTTGATGTTATAAAAAATTTACCCACTCCTCTTAATTTAGTTAGAAAAGGAATTGAGTTTGCAAAACAAAAAGAATTAGAAAAACAAAGACAAGAAGAAGCAATCGCTAGAGATGCTTTTAGGGAAGCTATGAGAAAAGGTCCTTCTTTCTATGATAGTTTAAGAGGAGGCAAAGGTGCAAGTGTATCTCGAGCATCCAGAGAACAAGCTGGACCTGGATTTGGTGATGTGTCTGAGTCAGCAAGTTTTGCAAAAGGCGGCCTCGCTACAATGTTCACTAGGAGGCGATAGTGGCCAAAAGCACATTAACTATTTCTGCTCAAGAACAACTTAAATTAAAATTTCCTAATATAAGTTTTGATTTTGATAATTTTCAATATGGTGTTCCTAAATCTCATCCATTTTATGATAGATTAAGATACAATCCAGAAACTAGAAAAAAAAGAACTTTAAGAGAAAAAAAAGATCCAGAGTTAGTAGAAAAAAGAAGGTTAAAAGCTAAAGAATATTATTCTAAAGAAAAAGAAAATATTTTACAAAGAGCTAAAGATAGATATCGAAGTGATGTTAAAATTGGAACAACTGGTAAAACTTTAAAAGAATTAACCAAAGAAAAAAATATTAAAGACTTAATTAAGTTTCAAAAAGAAAAAGGTGTCTTTCCCTCTGGTTATACTACTAGTGGTGGTAAAGGATTTTTTAAACCAGAATTAGCTTTATGGAGCAATTTATATAGAGCAGGAAAAGATGGAACTGGTAGATGGACCTTACCAAAAAAATTTATTGATAATGTTCCAATAAATGACAAAGGTAATAAATCTTGGGCTCAAAACAATTATTATAAAAAAATAAAATTTGTAGATAATAACACCGGTGAAACTATTAAACTAGATGAAACTATAAAAGGTAAAGGTAAAACTTTAAAAGAATATTTAAATACTACTATTGCAAAAGAAAGCGGTAAGAAAAATGTATTTGAAGAATCTTTAAAATCTTATCAATTAAAAGATAAATTAAAAGATACTAAAATTGTTTATCGAGGACAAGAAGAAACTTTAGGCGGTATTCTACGTAGAATAGGAACTGAAAAAACTGGAGATAAAGTTATTAGTCCTTTTGAGGTGCATCACCCATCAGGTGTAAAAAATAATTGGTGGGACAGTGAAGTAGTGTTTAGAGATGCTAATAGAAATTTAAATTATATTAATAGTAAATTAGAAAGAGCATACAAAAATGCAAAAGATAAAAAAACTGGTGATGCTATTTTAAAAACTTTTGCAAAAGAAGTGGATAAACAACCCGGTGGAATAACTTATTTTTTTGAAGGTAAACGAATTGGAACAAAGGTTCCTACTGAAGAAAGTATTTTAAAAGGAATAACTCAAACATATAAAGATCCTGCTTTAACAAGAGCGATCAATATTTTAATTAATAAAACTAAATCTGTTCGCGGTGGATGTAGAACTGTCGTAACTGGAGCATTAGGTGGACCAATAGATACTTGTGAAGCAATTATAAGAGCCAATCCAAAAGCGGCCGCTATGAAATTAAATAATGCAATAACGGCAACTAAAGGACCATTAAAAGATTTAAAAGAAACTTCTAAAGACGTCGCAAAATTAATTGATACAGGCCAAGTCACAACCGCGGACAAATTACCAAGACCTGATGATGCTATTAGACGAGATATGTTTAAAGAAACAAACATAAGATGGAATAATGACATCGGTGCATTTGTAACTCCAAACGAAGATATTGCATCACAAGCTGATATTAAAAAATATATTGCAGAAAATCCAATGGAGGTAAAAGCAGGAGAGACACCATTAAAACCTGCAACTAACAAAAGTGTTTTAGCTAACGTAGGTAGAACCATGGCAGCTGTTGGAGCTCCATTGCCTACAGCATTAATAGACTCATACTTTATAGGCCAACAAGTAAAACAAGGTAAAGGCACTGCAGAGATTGCAAGCAACCCATTAAACTGGTTAGGTCTTGCAACTATGGAACCCCTAACAAAAGCTGCAGGTATTGCAGAAGGTGATGGTTTGAAGAAGGTATTGAGATTAGGATTGAATCCTGCTACAATTAGAGGTATAAGTAGGTTCGCAGGTTTACCGGGACTTGCAATAAGTACGGCTATGACTGCATATGATCAGTATGAAAAATACAAAGATGGAGAGGGATTCATCTACAAACTATTTAATAAAGAGGGAACCTAATAGATGGCTACAATAGACAAACCACTTCCAAATACAAATATTACCGAAACAGTTGTTAAAGTTCCAAAACAAGAAGAATTAATTCAAGAACGAGATGAGATTATCGAAAAGAAAAATCAACAAGGTAACATTGAAGTTACCATGGATGATGAAGGTGGTGCTGAAATTGCTTTTGATCCAAGAGCAGTTGCGGACGAAGGTGGTCAAGATCATTACGAAAATCTTGCAGACTTTTTAGGTGAAGATGTTTTAGAACCACTTGGTGCTAAAATGGTTGACCAATACAACGAGTACAAAGAGTCTCGAGGTGATTGGGAAGAAACTTATAGAAACGGATTAGAACTTTTAGGATTTAAATATGAAAGACGAACAGAACCTTTTAGAGGCGCTAGTGGTGTCAATCACCCGGTTCTTGCGGAAGCAGTTACGCAATTTCAAGCGCAGGCTTATAAAGAGTTACTCCCAGCTGATGGACCAGTACGAACGCAAATAATGGGAACAGTTGATGTTCCACGTGAAGAACAAGCAAAGCGTGTTAAAGATTTTATGAATTACCAAATCATGGATCAAATGAAGGAATACGAGCCTGAGTTTGACCAGATGCTTTTTTATCTCCCTCTTAGCGGCTCTACCTTTAAAAAAGTATATTACGACTCCCTCTTAGGTAGAGCCGTGTCTAAATTTGTACCAGCAGAAGATTTAATTGTTCCATACTCTGCAAATAGTTTAGAAGATGCAGAGTCTATAATTCATGTAATTAAAATATCTGAAAACGAATTAAGAAAACAACAGGTGTCTGGTTTTTACAGAGATGTAGAATTAGGAACACCTCCTGTAACAACAAATCAATTACAAGATAAAAAATTAGAATTAGAAGGAATTGCTAAAGATGGTCAAGAAGATCAATACACTTTATATGAAATACATACAAACTTAGATCTAGAAGGTTACGAAGATATGGGTGGTGATGGTGAACCTACAGGAATTAAATTACCTTACGTTATAACTGTTGCACAAGCAGGCAACAAAGTTTTATCTATTAGAAGAAATTATAAACCAGATGATCCATTAAAAAGAAAAACAAATTACTTTGTGCAATTTAAATTTTTACCTGGCACAGGATTTTATGGTTTTGGTTTAATTCACATGATTGGTGGATTAACAAGAACTGCAACTGCAGCTCTTAGACAATTATTGGATGCGGGAACCTTAGCTAACTTACCATCTGGATTTAAATCTAGAGGTATTAGAGTTAGAGATGATGCACAACCTCTACAACCCGGAGAGTTTAGAGATGTAGATGCTCCTGGTGGAAACATCAAAGATCAGTTTATGCCTTTACCTTTTAAAGGACCAGATGCAACTTTACTACAATTGATGGGTATAGTTGTAAACGCAGGTCAACGTTTCGCGGCCATCGCTGATATGCAAGTTGGCGATATGAACCAACAGGCTGCAGTGGGTACTACAGTTGCGTTATTGGAACGTGGATCGCGGGTAATGTCAGCAATACACAAAAGAATGTATGTGGGACTTAAACAAGAATTTAAATTATTAGCAGAAGTATTTAAAACTTATTTACCACCAGTATATCCTTACGATGTACCAGGTGCTAGACGTGAAATTAAAGTACAAGACTTTGATGATAGAGTAGATATTCTACCTGTTGCAGATCCAAATATATTTTCACAAACACAAAGAATTAGTATGGCACAAAGTCAATTACAATTAGCGCAATCTAATCCTAAAATTCATAATTTATATCAAGCATACAGATCAATGTATGATGCATTAGGTGTAAAAAATGTAAATTCTATTTTACCACCGCCTGCTCCACCAATGCCAATGGACCCGGCTTTAGAAAATATTATGGCAATGAATGGAAAACCTTTTCAAGCGTTTCCAGGACAAGACCACAAAGCTCACATTGATGCACATTTAAGTTTTATGTCTATTGCAATGGTGCAAAATAATCCAATTGCCATGGCTGCTTTACAAAAAAATATTTTAGAACACATTTCTTTTATGGCACAAGAGCAAATTCAGTTAGAATTTGTAGATGAAATGGCAGAAATGCAAATGTTACAGCAACAA